GATGTTTGGTGGATGCATGATAATAAAAGAGATATAGATAATCCAGTTGATTTACGACTAATGCCACATTCAAGTGGTGCTGAAGGTGCAGAGTGGGATTTAGATTATTTAAGTAATGGATTTAAAATAAGAGATACGGATGCTCAAACAAATGGTTCTGGAGAAACATACATCTACATGGCTTTCGCTGAAAATCCATTCGTAAATTCAAACGGAGTACCTTGTAACGCGAGATAATTATGCTACAAAAAATTAACATACAACCAGGATTTAATAAACAAGTCACATCAACGGGCGGCGAGGGTCAATGGGTTAGTGGCGACTATGTGCGTTTTAGATATGGCTCACCTGAAAAAATAGGGGGTTGGGCACAGTTAGGAGATATTACTTTAACTGGAAGAAACACAGCTTTACACCAATTTGTCAACTCAGATGGTATTAAATACGCAGCACTTGGAACAAATAGAATTTTATATGTGTATTCAGGAGGAGCTTTTTATGATATAACTCCTCTTAAAAGTACAACAACATTAACTAGTGCATTTACAACAACACAAAGTTCAACAACAGTCACGATCACGTTTGCATCTGATCACAATATTTCTAAAGGCGATATTATTCTTTGTGATAATTTTAGCTCTGCTACCAATTCTAATTACAGTTCTTCTGACTTTGATGATAATAAGTTTATGGTGGCAACCGTTCCAACTTCAACGACAATTACGGTTACGATGGGATCAGCAGAATCTGGATCAGGAGCATCAACATCAGGCGGAGTAAGAGTAAAACATTATTATTCAATAGGACCTGCGGTCGAAGAATCAACAGCTGGTTTTGGATTAGGATTATGGGGAGGTACTGCATTAGGTGCAGGATCATCAACTTTAGATGGTGCTTTAACTTCAGGTTCATCTAGTATTATACTCGATGATTCAGGATCCTTTCCTGCATCAGGAACAGTTGTAATAGATAATGAAAGAATTGCATACACTTCAAACACTACAGGAACAGACACTTTATCAGGTTTAACAAGAGGATCAGACAATACAACAGCGGCATCACACTCTGATGCAGCAACAGTAACTAACGCATCTGATTATACTAAATGGGGTGCATCACAAACAGGTGACATTGTAACAGCTCCTGGTATGTGGTCACTAGATAATTTTGGTAATAAACTTATTGCAACTATTTCAGATGGTTCAACTTTTGAATGGAATTCAAATGCAATAGGTGCAACGTCAATTAGAGCAACAATTGTATCTGGAGCACCAACTGCAACACAATTTACTTTAGTTTCTACACCGGACAGACACTTAGTTTGTTTTGGAACAGAAACTACAATTGGCACAACATCTACTCAAGATGATATGTATATTAGATGGTCTTCACAAGAATCCTTAACTACGTGGACACCAACAGCAACTAACACTGCAGGTACACAAAGACTTGCAGATGGTACAAGAATTGTTGGAGCAATAAGAGGTAGAGATGCAATTTACATTTGGACAGATACAGCTTTATTTACTATGAGATTTGTTGGTCCACCATTTACTTTCTCATTCCAACAAGTTGGAACGAACTGTGGATTGATTGGACAGAATGCTGCTGTTGAAGTTGATGGTTCTGCATACTGGATGTCAGAAAATGGTTTTTTTAGATACACTGGACAATTACAATCAATGCCATGTTTAGTTGAAGACTATGTTTATGATGATCTAGCAGGTGTACCTAGACAACATATTTATGCAGGTTTAAATAATTTATTTGGTGAAGTTACTTGGTTTTATCCAGGTAGTGGAGCTACAGCTAATTCTAGAGCTGTTACATACAATTATATGGATTCGAGCAGCGAGCGGCCTATATGGACTACAAGTTCTTTAGCTCGTTCTACTTGGGTAGATTCAGCTATATTTGGTAAACCTCATGGAACTGAATATGATGAAGATGCTACAAGTGATTCAACAGTTGGTAATACAGATGGTGTTACAACTTATTTTGAACATGAGACTGGAACTAATCAAATTAAAGCAGGTGCAACATCAGCTATTGTGGCAAATATACAATCAGGAGATTTTGATTTAGACCAAAAAGGTTTAGCTGGCGATGGTGAATACATGATGAAAATTAGAAGAGTTATCCCTGACTTTTTAACTCAAACAGGAGATGCAAGAATTACATTAAATTTAAAAAATTATCCAACAGATGCAGAAACAAGTTCATCACTTGGTCCTTTTACAACAACAACTTCTACAACTAAAATAGATACACGTGCTAGAGCAAGAGCTATTGCTTTAAAAGTAGATAACACCGGCAGCACTCAGCACTGGAAACTTGGTACTTTTAGATTAGATATACAACCGGATGGAAGAAGATAATGGCAAAAATAGTACAATCATTAACACAGCCACCAAGAGAATATGATCAATCAACATTTTTATCCTTAGTAAGAGATTTAAATGGTTTAATTGAAAAATTAAATACAACTTTTCAAGAGGAGAAAACAGAAGACAATGATGCCATTGTTTTCTTTTTAGGTGAATAATGTCCAATAGTTTTATAAGTAAAAAAGTAGATTTAACATCAGATGCAACGGTTACTTTGTATACAGTGCCATCTGCTACAACGGCTATAATAAAGTCTATATTAGTAAGTAATGATGATGCATCAGGGCAATCGGCTCAATTAAACATAACCCTAACTAATTCAAGTGACGCTGTTTTTAGTATTGCTTTTCAAAAAGTAATTGAAGGGGCACAGGGACAAGCCGGAGACCCAATAGAAGTATTAAGTAAAACTTTAGTCGCTGAAACTGGAGACATTATAAAAGTATCAGCATCTGCAGCAAACAGGCTTCATGTAATCCTATCTGCTATGGAAGTGTTACCAAGAATAGTTACAACATAAGCTTGATTTACGAGTAAAAAACAAGTAATAGTAGAAACTCAGGTGAAATCCCTGCCTTTAATATAAATTAACAAACATTATGCCAATGAACAGAACACATATGCGAAGACAATTATACAAAGGCGGCGGGATAGCCGATTTATACCCGAGACAGAAATATGGTATTGGTAGTTGGGTAAAAGAACGAGCAAGAAAATTAATTCCAAATGAACTAGCAGATGTTGCAGTTAAAGCTGCTCCATTCGCTGCACCTTTTAATCCTGCTATTGCAGGAATGATGAGAGGTATAGGAAGATTCGATCAAAGAGGCAGCATGAGTGATGCTCTTAAACAGGGTATTGGAACTTGGGCTGGTGGACAATTCGCTAGAGGTATTGGTGGAGCGCCACTTCAAACAGGTAATCCGTTTACACAAGGTGGAGCATTTACAAAAGAAGGATTTAAATCTGGTTTTAGTTCTCCTTTAAGTGAGGGAAGAACACAAGGAATTAAAGATTTATTTAAAGGTAAAGATACACCAGGTAAAGATATTGGACAAATTAGTGATAAACAAGATTTAATAAGTACTCTCGGAGAAAAAGGAATAGATAGTGACCCATCTTCTCTTAAAAACATTTGGAATAAATTTCAAGAATTACCTGCAGAAGCAAGAACAGCAATCGTTGGTGTAGGCTCCGGTGCAATAGCAGGTATTGCTCAATGGTTTGAAAATCAAATACCACAAGAACCAGGTGAGAGTATAGACGAATATATGGCAAGAAGAAAAGTAGCTGTTGGAAAATTAATGAGACAATATATGGATAACACTCGTGCTTATGATCCAGCGTGGACAACTATGACAGATGAACAGAAAGATGAAACAGTGGCAAAAGCTAATATGAATCAAGGTGGAAGAGTTGGGTATCAGGCTGGTGGTATTAGTATGGGTAATACTCTTGCACAGAATATTGCAGCTAATAAAGCGCAAGCAGCGGCTAACCAAGGCGTGTTACAAGGAGCTAGAAATACGCAACAAGCTACAGGTATTTTAGATGCAGCTATGAGATCTGCAGATCCAAATGATCCTGGTGGTAGTCTTACAAATATATATAATAAATATTTTCATGGTAAAAACACTGGTGTGCCTGCTGGAACTTTTAATATGGGTAATAGAAAAATGACTTATACCTCTAGTGAAAGAGACAATATAATAAGAAGCATGGCAAGTCAGCTAGGTAATCAAACAGTTTCTCAAACAAACACTGCTCCAACTTTTAACAAACAAGCGTCTATAGATGCGACAGCTGCTCGAGAAGCTAAAGCTAAAGCTTATTATCAAGCTTTGGAACAAAAACAATTAGAAGCATATGGTAGAGGTGTAAAAACTATGCCTGAGTTTATTGGAGGTGATCCTTATAAAGCAGAAGCAGAAACTTTAGGAGGTATGAATCCAGGAGCATATATGGATTATCTTTTAACAGGTGATCCACAAGATTTAATGCATAAATATTATAAAGATGTTGATGGTATACCAAATCCTGATTACGATCCTCAATTTGCGTCATATGATGATATATATAGTGGTAGTATAGCTACAATGAGAACTCCTTATGATGTCTATTATGAACAACAATTAGAAAAAGATATTGCTGCAGGAATACCTGAAGCAGAAAGAATACAAAGGGGACAAGTATTGGGAATGCCTGGAGTAATACCTACAGGAACCACAGGAACAATGCCAAGTCGTTATGAATCTTATGAAGATGTATTAGCAAGAAATAAAGCAGCAATGGGTTTAAACCAAGGCGGCAGAGTTGGGTATCAGGCTGGTGGTATTAGTATGGGTAATACGTTAACACAAAACATTGCAGCTAACCAAGCACAAAGAATGTCTAATCAAGACGTGTTACAAGCAGCGAGAGCAAGATTACCAGGACATACACCTAGCTCAATTAATTTTCAAGGTAAAGTATTACAACAAAATCATTTTGGAGGACCACCTTCAGGTAGTACACCAGTACAACAAAAACCTTTTGGAGGACCACCTTCAGGTAGTACACCAGTACAACAAAAACCATATAGTGGAGAAACTTATTCAAGTGGCACAGCGCCTGAACTACCTACTTTAACACAAAATTATTATGATCAACTTGAAGGTTTAAGAACAAAACAAAGAACAGCTGGAATTGCAGATGAGAATTTAATACCTGATTTTGGACCAGTTGGTGAAGGTATGATTGATTTAGGAGGAGAGAGAATACCTACTCCATCAGGTCAAAAAGCGCAATTAGATTATTTAACTTCAGGTGTAAATCAAGGATTAACCTATGATCAGATTATGGACAACTATACGAATGAAAGAGTTGCTAGAGCTGATGCGGATATTGAAAAATATGGAAGTTTTGCTGATGGTAGAAATATTGATCCATTTTCAGGAAAGAGTTCTTATAATGATATGTTAGATGTATTTAAACATGATTATCCACACATTCAACTTACAGGTAATGAAACTTTAGCTGAACTAGATCAAATGATGTTGGATATACAAGGATATAATAAAGGCGGAAGAATTGGTTATAGCACTGGAACCGACTTTCAAAAATGGTTACAAGGTAGACAAAAATTTGATGCAGAACGAAGCAGAGAAGAACTTTATAGAGAATATTTAGAAGATAAACGTAGACAAAAAGTTGCTGAACAAAAACAAATGGTAGCTCAAGGCGGCAGAGTAGGTCAGATGTATGGAACAGGACCACAAGGTTTACCAGGAATACCAAGAAGAGCACCTGATGGAATGGAATTTGATATGAGAATGAATGGTGGTTTTCAAGGACTAGGTAAAAAAGAAGGTAAGGACGATGTACCTGCTATGTTAGCTAAAAACGAATTTGTCTTCACTGCTGATGCTGTAAGAGGCGCAGGCGGAGGAGATATTGAATTAGGAGCACAAAAGATGTATGATACAATGAAAAATTTAGAAAAGAGAGTAGTTTAATGGACAAAAAAGAATTTTTAATTAACAAAGGATATGGAGATATGCTTGAAGGAATGTCTCCTATAGAAATAGAAGAATTATTTAATAGTGTTACAGGAGCATTTACAGATGCAAATACTTACAGAGAACCAGGTAATAGAGGCGGAAGAATTGGACTGTATGCTGGAACACCTGAAGAAGGTATAGGTAGTCTAGATGCTGGCGCACCTGATATTACTTATGAAGGTAATGAAGGACCACAAGCACCAATGAAGATGGCTCAATTAGAAGAAGCTTATGATAAGTATGTTAATGAAATGATAGAAATGGGACAAGAAAATTCTATCATGTCTTTCCAACAGTTTATGGAACAAGCTATAGCCGAAGGACAAATGTCTGGCGGTCAACCTTTACCAGAAGATCCAACTAAACCAGTTAACCCTTTTCAACCTAAACCAAAAGGTATACAAATGGCAGCTCAAGGCGGAAGAATAGGTTTTTCTAATGGTAGCTCTCCTTATGAAGAATACAAACAAGATTTAGAAGATGGCATAATTTCACCTGATACTACATTTAATGAATGGTTAGATAATAATGCACCTGATCCAGACTATGACAAATCATATGCTAGTGGTGGCAGAGCAGGATATAATTCAGGTGGAAGAACAGGTTTTCAAACAGGTGGAGTAACAGAAACAAGACAATTACCACAAGAATGGGTCGAAGCATTAGGTAAAACGTATGCAGCTGATCTTACAAAACAAGCTGGTATACCATCTATTACTACAGCTACAGCGCAACAGCCAGGTGAAACAGCTGGGCAATGGCAACAAAGACAAGCACAAGCACAACAATTTGGTATTACAAAAGCTGGAATGGCAGACCTTGCACCGCAAGTAGCAGCGCAAGATCCGTATCAAGCAGCAGCTTATGCACAAGCAACTGATCCAACAAAAGGATTAGGAGGATATCAACCTTACCTGCAAGCAGCGGGAACAGCAGCAGGAGCAGCTACAGCTTTAACAGGTACAGGTGCAGGGACTGGAGCAGGATCAATACAATCTTACATGTCGCCTTATCAACAACAAGTAATCGATACAACGATGGCAGACTACGATGCACAAGCAGCAAAATCTAGAACAGGTTTAGGTGCACAAGCAGTAGCAGGGGGAGCATTTGGTTCCGGTCGTCATGGAATTGCAGAAGCAGAATTTGATGCATTAAGTAATAGAGGAAGAGCTAGTCAATTAGCTAATTTAAGATCAACAGGATTTCAACAAGCTTCGCAAAGAAGACAACAAGATTTATCAAACCAAATGGGTATATCTAATTTACAACAAGGTCTAGGTGGAACACAACAAGATTTCGCTAGATCACAGATTGCAGGTCTAGGTACACTAGGTGCAGGTCAACAAGCACAAAACCAAGCAGTACTAGATGCACAAAGACAATTTGCAACTATGGCAGTTCAAGAACCAGTTAATAGAATGAATATGCTAGGATCGGGTGTAATGGGAGTAATGGGGGGTATGTCACCTTATTCAACTAGAATTGGTGAAGCACCAGCTACAGCTCAAAGCAGCCCACTAGCTACAGCACTAGGTGTTGGACTAGCAGGAGCGGATATCTATAGTAGACTGCTACCAAAGACGAGTTAATTATGTCAAGAATATTAAAAAGACCAATGTTTAGAACGGGTGGTACTCCTAACGAGGGTATCATGCATGGAATAGTTGATCGTAAAGGATATACTGAGGGAAGTGCTCGAAAAACAGCAGACGAAGTTTATGATCTTATGAAAGAAATGGTTCCTCCTCCACAAACTAGACTTCCTTTAGGTCAAGTAGGTTTAAATTTAGCTTCAGGTCAATATGCAGGTGATGGTTTTGTACAGAATCTTGTTAGATCAGCAAAAGGTCCTTATGAACAATGGACTAAAGCAGATGATGAAAAAGCAAATTACGATCGTCAACTAAGAATGATGGCAGCTAACACTGGTGTTGAACAACAAATGAAAATGAATCAAATAAGAGCGCAAAAAGCTGAAGAGAAATCACCTCTATACAATGTATATTTAAACCAAGGTGTTGAACGAGGTATGTCTGGAGCAGAAGCTCAACGTTTTGCTGCCTATCATACAGACATACAAGATAAATTAAGACAAAAAGTTGGTAGTAATTTAATAGGTGGAATTATAGAAGATAATTTTAATACTCTAAGTAAAGATCAAAAAAGAAAGAAAATTTCTAAACTGAAAAAAACAGGAATGGGAAAATACTTCTATGATCCTTATGATGGTAAGATTAAACAGTTAGTTGAAATGGATGGACAATTACAGTGGCGAGCATTTGATTCAGTAGATAGTATTGATTTTTCACCTGTTTCAGGAGTTGCTACTGAGACTTCAACTCCTTACCAAGATGCACAAGACTTTAGAGAACAAGAAAAAAGCGAGGGTAATTTACTCGACGAAGATATAGCTGCGATAAGAGGATACTAGGAGTCTAAATGGCTGAATTTATTCCATTAATTTCTGAAGAAGAAGGTAATGATACAGCTTGGTACACAGCAGGAGCTGCTGGTATTGCATCAGGTTTATTTAAAGTTCCTGAAGGAGTGTTTTCATTAGCAGCAGAATTAATTGATCTTGGATTAGATACAAATCTTGCAGGTAAAGTAGAACAATTTTTTGATACAATAAATCCTTTTGATGAACTAGCACAAGAACATGGAGCAGGTAGATTAACTGAAGCATTAGTTTCTATTGGTGTTCCAAGTACATACGGATTTAAAATAGGAAGTAAACTAGCAAAGAAAGCATTAGATGCTAGAAAAGCAGGAACGTCTTTTAGCGTTGGAAGTAGAAATGCTGTTAAGCACGCTATGAAAGCAGACAGATTAAATAAACTGGTACAAAAAACACCAGGCGGTGAAGGAACATTAAGATTTGCAGCAGGTGTCGCGGGTGGAGCAGCGGGTGAAACTTTGGTTGCTGACGTAGAAGAGATAGGAACTTTTGGAGACATGTTTGATTCTGCACCTACAGAATTAGATAGATACGATACTAAAGGCAGAGAAGATGCTACTAGAAAGTTAATGAATAGATTTAAGTTTGCATCAGAAGGATTATTAATTACTCCTTTTGTTGGAGCTGTTGCAAAAGGTGGAAAAGCTCTAGCAACACGAGGAAAAGATCTAGCTTATAGCAGTTCTAAATTTGATAGAGCAGTAAATAAAATAGCTAGCGCGTTTACTCCTAAAGGAAAACTTACAGAAGAAATATTCGGATCTCAGAAATATATGGAGTATTTAAAATCAGTAGATACTAACAGGGCTACTGAAATAGTAAGAAATTTAACTAAAGCGGTAGATAAATCATTTCCTGAAATGCAAAAGGTAATGGATAAACTTGTAACACCAAAAGAAAAGAAAGAATTCTATAAAAAATTAAATGATTTACTGTTTGAAGGTGACATATCTAAAGGTATGTTAGATCCTAACAGAGTAGATGATGCAATAAATGAAATGAGAGCGTTAGGTGTTGCCGACGAAACTAGTGGAAGAATAATGAATAGTTTACAAGACGCAAGAGCACATTTTTCAGAGCTTGCGAGTTTAACACAAGGTACAAAAAGTGAATTAACAGATGTATTAAAAGACAGAATTTCAAAAATGGTAGGTAATACTTATAGAATATTTGAAGACAAACCTATCTTAGGAATTTTCAATAGATACAGACCTACTGGTGAATCAATAAATAAAGCTATTAGTTTTTTTAGAGATCAAATTGCAAAAAAAGATACTACAAGAGTAGGGCTTCCTGGTCCAAATCAATACGAACAAGAAGCAAGACAAATAGTAAATAATCTTATAGATGATGCAACTAGAGTTGGAAAAGCAGGAGACCTTCCTAATTTAGAATTTATAAATAAAACTTTAGGTAGTCGCCCTGGAGGACAGTTTGTAAAAGATGTTATGGAAAAAACAGGTCAACCCCCAAGAGTTATCAGAGAATTGTTTGGTGAAATAAAAGACCCTAGATTATCTATTTTTAATGCTGTTACTCATCTATCAGCTGTAGGTAGACAAACTAAATTCTTAGATGATTTATATGAATCAAATAGAAAGCTTCAAGCAAATGGAGAAAGAGGAGCTTTTTGGGAAACTAGAGAAGCTGCAGAAGAAGCCACTAATAGAGCAGTAGATATAGTTCCGGTAAAAGACACATTATCTGGGCTAGGAAAAGTATCAGGTGAAGATGTACTTAATCCACTTCACAACTTATATACTACAAAAGATATTGCAGATGGTTTAGCTCTAGCTAATAGTCTTAAGGATGATTTTCTTACANCTTTTGCAAAAGGTAAAGATGACGCTAGCGTCGCGGCGCAAGGAGCGAGTTGGTTATATAGAAATCTTTTATTGATTCCTAAAGGAGCATCTCAATTAGCTAAAACAGTTTTATCTATTCCAACTCACATAAGAAACTTATTAAGTGCTGGTGCTTTCGCTGGTGCTAATGGTATTTTATTTACTAATCCAAAAGATTTAGCAAATGCATTTAAAGAAGGTGCAAGAGTTTCAGGTTTATTTAAAGCAGGTGCTAAAGCAGCTGATAATGAAAAAGCATACAGAGAATTATTAGAACTTGGTATTGTTAATCAACAACTTCAAGTTGGGGACATAAAAGGATTGTTTAGAGCTGCAAAGTTTGGTGATGATGTAGGAAATGTAGATGCTGTATTAAATCCTCTAATGTCTAGATTAAAAGCTATTCCAAAATGGCTTCAAGGTAAATATGTAGCAGAAGATGATTTCTGGAAAATTACAAATCACTTTGTAGAAATGTCCAGAAGAGGAAAAGCTTATGCTAAAGCAGGTATTAAAGAAGGTGATGAAGTTATAGATTTTATGGGAAGAAAACAAAGATATGGAGATGATTTTTTAAAAAAAGAATCAGCACATATTGTAAAAAATACTGTACCTAACTATGCTTTTGTTGGTGACTTTGTAAGACTTGCAAGATCATCTCCGTTTGGTAATTTCATGTCTTTCCCTTCAGAAATAATTAGAACATCTTCAGGAATTGGAGAGCAAATAGTAAGAGAATTAAAACATTCTAGACCTACTAAAGGAAGTAATTTATTACCTACAGTTTGGGATGTAGAATTAGGAAGATTTGTAAAAAATGACAACCCAATGTATGGCATTGGAGTACAAAGAGCATTAGGAATGGCAACAACTTTAACTGTTGTACCAACAGCTACGGTTGAAATGGCCAAATTAGCTTATGATGTAACTGAAGATGAGATTGAAGCACTAAGACAATTTGTTCCTGATTGGTCTAAAAATTCTACAATAGTACCAATTAGAGATGATAATACAGGTGAATTAAAATACATGGACTTTAGTCACAGTAATGCATACGATTTAATGGCGCGTCCTTTTAGAACTTTAGCACTATCTATAAATGATGCTCAACAAAACGATGAAACAGTTATGGCTGGTTTTGCTAGAGGTATGTATGACGCGACAACAGAATTAGCTTCTCCTTTTATAGATGAATCTATTTGGACAGAAGCTATGAGTGATTTAATTGGAAGAGGTGGAGTAACTAGAGATGGAGCAAGACTATATACAGATGAAACTTCTTTTGGAGATAAACAATGGATAAGAATTAATCATTTAGTAAAATCATTAGACCCTTCTCTTGCAAAATATGGAAGATTAATTAAAACAGCAACAGGTGCTCCAACAAAGACAGGGCAGTTCTTAGAAGGTGAAACATTGGGTATGCCTGATGAAGTACTTGGCTTTATGGGTTTAAAACCTATTACAGTAGACCCAGTAAGAGCAATGGGATTCAAGCTTGCAGAATATCAAACAGGTATAAGAAATGCTAGAAGAGAATTTACAGGTGGCTTCTTTGGATTACTAAGAGGTGGTCCTATTAATGAAGATGATGTTATAAATAGATACATAGCTTCTAATCGTGCAAGATTTAATGTTCAAAAAGAAATGTTTAAAAATATTAGCGCTGCAAATACTTTAGGTGTTAGTAATCCAGACTTAAGAAAAGAATTTAGAGATAGACAAATAAGTATGGACTCTTTTGGAAAATTACAAAGAGGAAGATTTGATCCTTACTTCCCATCTAAAGAAATCATAGCTAGATTTAGAGAAATAGCTAAAGACTTAGGAGATCCAGATGCGTTTAGAGACGCAAGATCTGACTTAATGGCATTACAAAGAGATTTTAGACAATTAGATATAGGTGAAAGTTTTAATCAAGGGGGAAGAGTGGGTCTTGCACAAGGATCAGGAGGTTCTATTACAGAAACCGAAATTAATAGTTTATTAGCTAGTCTACGTTCAGTCAGAGAAGACTTAAGAAAACTTGATTTAGACGATGAATTTGATTTTGAAATGGAACAATACATTGAGCCAGAACAACCAGAAGGACAAGCTCAAGTACCTCAAGCAGGTTTACCACCTACTCCAGATGTAAACCCAGCGTTAATGCAACAAGTATTACCAAGCACTAATGTTATGGAAACTGGATTAACACATACAGAACAAGCGTTGCTTTCTAACGAAGAAAAAGCTATAAGACTTAGACAAAGGGGAATGACTACATAATGGCTGAAAAATATACATCTCTATATAAAAAAGATCCAATAGCTGCGGAGCTAGAGGCGGGGATTCAAGGGACTGACGTATATCAAGGAAGTCCTTATGCTCTTTCCTCTGTACCAGAATTTGAAGGAATTAAATCTGCGACTACAGATTACAATAGATACCAAGACTTATATAATCTTTACTTAGGCGGTGGATTCGATGCAGCGCAAGATGATTTTGTAACACCACCAGCAACAACACCTGGCGGTAGCGGTGGCGGAGGAGGTGAAGCAACATTACCTGGTTTTGACGTTGACAGTCCAAAAAATACTCCTTTCGAACAAAATTTATTAGATCAAGGTATTGGAGTGCAAGGAGCACCAGGCGATCCTGTTGTAGCTCCAGGCGAGATGCCAGTTACACAAGAAGAAATGGATGCATTTAATCAGATACCTGTTTCAAGTGATCCTTTTTTAGTCTCAGGAGCAGCAGGTGGTGCTTCTTTAGAAGATATAGATTTAGATCAAGTGGATTTAGGTAATCCAACTGGAGATCCAAGAATTGTTCCTGAAGAACAAGAAACACAAGGTTCTCCTTATGGCATAAATCCTACAACAGGACAACCTTATCAAACACCAAGAAGTATCGCTGATCAAAATGCAGTACTAGGTCAAACTTTTGAACAACAAAAAGATCCAGCTCAGTGGGAAGCTTTAAGAGATAAATTTGTTCAAACTGGACAAGATGTAGGTAATTTCTTTACAGATCTTAAAGATAAAGGAATAGATATAGGTAATATGGCTGGAACAGCTATTTTAAATTTAGCAGGCAAAGCAGCTTTAGGAATACCTTTATTAGGTACAGCAAT